CCCACTGGAGCGGCCAGAAAAACAGCAGGCGTCGGCTTAACGGACCACGCAATTCTGCGTAAATCAGGTATCCGAGTATCCAGCCCACGCTCCCCCTGGAAAATCCGCGACAAAGTGAACTGCGTCAACACGGCAATTTTGGACGGCAACCAAGTCCGCCGCCTAAAAATCCACCCCCGCTGCCGCGAAACCATCAAATCACTCCGCACCTTGGTCTACGACGACAACGGCCTACCCAACAAAAAGCTCGGAGTAGACCACATGTTCGACGCACTCGGATACCTCTGCCTAATGAAGTTCAATCTCAACCGAGGCAGCTACCAAGGCCCCACAAACTTCCGCACCTACTAAACATTTACGCCCCGCACGGGTCCATTAGAATAGGAAAAATAGCCAGGTAGTTGGTGTACCCGTCATACAACCCAGTAAGAGAATCCTGGGCTGGTACGCCTTATAGCAGCACAGGCACAGGCGTCAACAGCCCCTTCACCCGCTCGGGCGCAGTCTGGTCAATGATGTCGGACTGGCAAATAATGAACGCGGTAGTGAGCGGCACCCAATCGTTGCGCCAACAATGCGCCACCTACTTACCGCAAGAACCCCGCGAAGATGACGACGCCTACACAACCCGCGTCAAACGTAGCGTCCTATCCCCCTTCACCCTGCGCCTCATTGAGAACGCCGCAGGTCTAGTGCTACGCCGCCCCATCACGGTAAACGGCGACCCTTACTGGCAAGACTTCTCCAAAAACGTCGACGGCCTAGGCTCCTCCATCAACGAATACGCCCGCCGCATCCTCGTCAGCGCCCTCACCTACGGCCACTCTGGAACGATGGTCGACTTCCCCCCAGGCGAAGGCATCCGCACCCTGGCCGACGAAATCGCCCTGGGACGCCGCCCCTACTTCATCCCAATCCAAGCCCCTAGCATCTGGGGCTGGCGACAGGAGACGAGCCTCCCCAGCTCCCAACTATCCCAGCTCCGCATCCACGAAACCGCTGTAATCCCAGACGGCGACTTTGGCGAAACCCAAGAGGACCGAATGCGCGTCCTATACCCAGGCCGCTACGAACTGTATAACAACGAAGGCGAAGTCGAGACCGGCACCTACAGCCTAAACGAAATCCCCTTTGTACCGTTATACACAAACCGCACCGGAATGCTCTCCAGCATCCCTCCCCTACTTGACATCGCCAACCTTAACATAACACACTATCAACGCCAAGCCGACCTAATCCACGCGCTCCACATCGCAGCCATGCCCATCCTGGTCCTCGAAGGCTGGGACGAAACAGACAACGCAGGCGTCGGCGTCAACTACGCCCTCTCCATGCAAACCGGCAACAAAGCCTACTACGTTGGAGCGGACTCCAGCAGTTTCAACGCCCAACAAACAGAACTATCGTCTTTAGAGGCTCAAATGAGCACATTAGGAGTAACAAAACTCCTCGGCCAAAAGTTCGTTGCAGAATCCGCCGATGCAAAGCGCATCGACCAAGCGCAAGCCAACTCAGTTTTATCAATAATTTCAATGGAAATGGAGTCAGCCCTCCAGATGTGTTACAACATCGCCGCTGTTTACGTCAACAAAACCCCTCCCCAAATCAACCTAGACCGCGACTTCGACTTCTACCGCCTACTCGGCCAAGACATCTCAGTAATCGACGATTTAGCAGCCCGTGGAGCGATCACAAACCGCACCTTCCTTCAGATACTCAAATCAGGTGAAATTCTTCCTGATATGATTGATTTAGACGCAGAAATGCGTGAAACAGAAGCATTACGCCAACAACGGCGGGAGGAAACCCTTGGCAGTTTGGACACCCGGCCCATGGGATCCGCAAGCGAAGAGCGAAATTCAGGCACCAGAGCAACCAGCACCAGAAACGAAACGCAGGCGACGTAAAGCCCGCCTTGAAAAACTAGAAGAGAACACTGTTTCTTTCTAGACTTAACACTCCTAAGGATTTGACCATGCCAAAAGGCCAGCCCGGACTTTACGCCAACATCAACGCCAAAAAGAAAGCCGGTAAAAAGCCTCGCCGCAAAGGTGCCAAAGGCGCTCCAAGCGATGCTGACTTCAAAGCCGCAGCAAAAACAGCCAAGAAAAACAAGAAAAAGAAGTAATCAACGCTCTGTAAAAGGAGCTTTTATATGAAGATCTCCTAATCGCACTGGCGGGGGCATAGCTGGCGGTTGCGCTTTATGCCACTCTTCCTGAGCACGGTCGAGCCTACCCGGCAAAGTCGCATAAAATTTTCTCCGCTGGATCGCACGTTTCGTGTCTTCCAACGGAGACCGCGTATTAAATTTGAAGATCCACCTGCCGTCAGCAGGAATCAGCCCTTTTTTGCCTTAACCGACCTCAAAAGGCTAAACAACAACTGCACCAGCGAATTATCTTTGAGCTTACTCATCCCAATCAGCTCAGATGCAGCAGCAACCACCACCCAAAATGCCGGTGACGATAAAATCTGATCAAAGCCATCCATAATCCCTGGAGCGTCTTCTTAGATTCTAGCTTTACCGTTTTCGAGAGCTACCAAACGGTTACCGTGCTCGTTAAGCCGCTCATAAATTTCCCGTCGATCCATGCTGGCCTGAACTTTCTCGGCCTTCATATCTTGATGGAGATCTTCGAGCTTATTGGCAATGGCTTCGACCCCAGCCGTCAGTTTGATAATTGCTTCTCTGCTTTCAGAATTGCGCTTATTAAACCCAGCAGCTGAAATTCCTATTACGCCAATACTGGCCCCAATAATCGCAGCAAAAACTTCAATCACGCCAGACTATGGAAACAACCGCTTTACTCATCTTAGCGATCAGCTTGGCCTGATATACCACGCGGTTGAGTTCCATTGATCGCTACCGGAAGTGCTCCAAGTGTTGCCAGCGCCTGCTGGTGCCGTCGTGCCTGCATTTGGAATGACTGCATAGCCAACCATCAATGAACTGCGATATGTCTGAAAGAAGCCCCCGCTCCTTGAACCACCCGCAACCCCAGCAACAGTCAACCCTGTGCAAGATGCAGTCGAAATATCTTCATCGTCCAAATATCCATTTACGATACACAACGAGTAAGCCTCTGCTGTCCCAACATTGCCGTTGTTGGCAGACGGAACAACTGGATCACCCGATATGCCCTCAGTAGAGACCCAAGCATTTGCGTCGATAGAAGTTGCGCCAGTAGAGCACCTAAATACCATCAATCCGCCCGCTTCAGTATCAGATTCACTTGTGACAGTGACAGTGCCTTCATTTGATGTAGCAACCCTATATTGCTCTTTAAATGCAGGAGTGTTATCAGTATCAGAGAATGTATTAGACCATCCAGTCAGAGTTGCGATTGATCCAGCATTATCACCTGCTTGAGTCCAGTAGATAAAATCCCCTGTTTGCACATTATCAACGCTAAAGTTTGCACCTACTGATTGCTTAAATTCGCTGTCAACTAATGTCCATGTTGGATTAGCCTCTGCCGTGGCATAGCCCATCATCATTGCTTGATGAATACCCATCAGGTCAAGCCCGCCCCAGAGATAACAAATTCATTTGAGCCCACGCACAACACAGTCGCCATTCCGTATTGAGCCAGTGTCCTGTTACCCGTAGTTGCAGATCCCGCAAGCCTTAATGTAACACTACTGCCCTGCGTAATTGTTTGATTACTAGAACTATCATTATAAATAGATACCACATTTCCAGCACTAAATACACCACTTGGGACGGTAACTCCCCCAGTGGTTGTATTGATATGCTTGCCGTTATCACCTGCAACAAGGGTGTATGCGCTCGTTTGGCTGTTCTGCGGAATGTCGCTCGGCCCTGCCGGGCCTTGCTGGCCTTGCTCTCCTTGCGGTCCAGAGCCTGACAGGGTAAACAGTGAAAGAGCGGACGTATCTAGCTCCAGTGAAGTTGTAATACCAGCATCGTTTTTCTGTACTTGAACCCGAACTACGGCGTTAGCAGTTAAGACAGCAATACAAGAACCAACAGCGGTAAAATCACCATCAGCTGTGTTTCTTGAATAAACAGAACATTCCGAGCCTGTAACAGCAGTTCCATTAACTTGCACTACTCCGGTAACAATTACACGGTTATTTCCTGACGATTGATCACCATCAAGGCTGTACTCAATGTTATAGGTTCCGGCATTAATGACTGTAATTTCACCGCCAGACCCGACAGTAAAATCAGAAGCATCAGACGTTGCAATCGTCGTATCAAAATCAACAGTTGCCAGTGATGTGGTTATTGCTTGCGAGCCACTGCCATCAACATGCAAATAACGAAGCGGGGTTCCTCCACCACCACCCCCGGATCCAATCTCGACAACAGCCCCGCCATCCGTTTTCGTGAACACCCCTCCATCCGAGGTATTGACTAAAAATTCGGCAGTAGCAGAAAAATCCCCAGCCGATGGATCACTGGTGCCCCGCTTGTGGCGGATTAGGTTTGCCATGAATCAGAAAGTGCCCCCATCAACAGTCGATGAATCGGATAAATAATCCGTTCCAGCAGTTGCAACGCTAAACGCTGAGGTTCCGTTGCCTTTCAGGATTCCTGTGAGTGTGGTGGCACCTGTTCCGCCATCACCAACTGCCAGCGTTCCGGTAATCGCACTCGCGCCCAAATCAACGGCCAGCTGAGCTGTCTCAAAAACCAGTCCGCCGTTCGCCTTACGATTAACGGCAATCGTCGAGCCGGTGATATTAATGCCGTTTCCATCTGAGTAAGTCGTCCCGCCCCCAGCAGCCGCAATCGTGATCGAACCACTACCCTCAGTGATCGTGATATTCGATCCAGCCGTCAGCGTCGAAAGCGCATACCCGCTTCCGTTACCAATCAGTAATTCGCCATTCGCTGGAGCGGAAGTAAGGCCGGTGCCACCATAAGCACGATCAATTGTGGTGCCCTGCCAAACGCCAGTGCCAATCGTGCCAACGCTGGTCAAGCTTGACGCGGTAACCCCAGAGCCCAGAGTTGAGCCGCTTAAAACTGACGTTCCATTGATTTTGTATGCTTTGCCAGAGACAACATCAAAGTCTTGGTTGCTTGTCCAGCAATCAGTGCTGTTGATCCAGCTAATTGTCTTATTAGTTGCTCCGAGAAGCGTGATACCCCCACCGTCAGCCGTCGTATCTGAAGGAGTGCTGACATCCCCCAAAGTGATATTTTTGTCTTTTACATCGAGCGTTTCTGTGTCAATGGTCGTGGTGGTGCCGTTGACTGTCAGATCACCCGAAACAATCAGATTATTACTGAAGGTGGTGTTACCTGAAAGGGTTGCACCGCTTAAATCAACCGTGCCGGTAAAAGTTTTATCCCCGCTAATGGTTTGAGTTCCAGTCAGCGTTGTGAACGCACCTGAGCCTGCAATCGCGACCACTGAACTTGCCGACCCATTACCGGCATCACCAAAGCCGTAGTAAAGAATCGAATCAACCTCAGAGAATGCCGGTTCCGAAGGGGCCAGTGAAGAAGGAGCACCTGAGGCACCGCCAGACGCACGTTTTTTCAGACGGATTGTGTTGGCCATGACCTAGAAATTGCCCCCAAGAACGAGTGTGTCTGTAGTCCAGATGTCATCGGCAAGAAACTTGCCAGATGCGCTGTCGTAATACACGACGCTTTTATCCACTTTACCCGTTGCATCCACATCAAACCCCGTTCCTGCTGGCCCCTGAGGCCCGACAGTAACCGCTGTAACAACAGTAGTCACAGGTGTGTCAACTATCGTGCTGCCATCAGGTGTCGTGACAGTAACAGTATTATTCTGGGTCGTAACATTTACTACAGTCATGCTGTATAACCCTCAGAAACAGTAATAACACCCTCTAAGTAATAGTCTCGCAACCCTCCTGCACTAATAACCAAAACATCGTAATTAACACTATCTGGAAACTCCGTAGTTTGGACATCCGTAAGACCTATCGTGATCTGCCCATTCACTCGATCTGTGTATGTAACCGCAAAATCCGCGTATTTCCTGGTGCGCTTTTCGTTCCAGGCTTGCGACTCAATAGTGGCCCCTGTCAGGTCTATGGGGTTACCTGTACTGTCTTTGAACTGCAAAGCAAGAGAAAAATCCGCTCTTCTCTGTAGCGTGAAGTCGTAACTACCCGGAGAGACGGACATCATCTGTACCTACTACCCCAATAATACCGCTACTGCGTGTGTGTGGTGTCAGTAAGCAGGCTGAGCACAGTTGCCGTGGAGAGCGTAAACATTTCTTGTGCGCGATCACCTATAGATGGACATCGAGCCTGAAGCGACATAGCTACTTTCCCTGGCGCGACGGTGGCACACCTATGTAGCGAGTAACCCAGAAGAATAAATTCAGCTAGAAATACTCCACCTAACATCCTAAAGAGAAACGGTCTAGCTCTAAAAGGTGTCATTGCAAGGGATCTGGCCTACCCGCCAAGATTTCCAATGCACGTTTATAGAACATGCAATCAGTCTTACCTGCACGTTCTAAGGCTTCTTTAATTTTGGCCCAATTGCTGCGAGTACGGTCATCCATGACTTGTTTTACCGTAAAAAGTGCGTAGGTGGATAAGATAATGGAGTACACCTTAAGTTTTTATGTCTGAGGAAACTGCGGTAGCTGAGTCTGTGACCAGTAGCGATGTGCCCGTGGCCATCGACCCCGCGCTACTCAACAAACCTGTCCACCCTTCTCAGCAAGAAACCCCCGCCGAATCCGGCGAGAGCGAACTGCTGAAACACAAACTTGGCCTTGCAAACCAACACGCCAAGCAAGCAAAGAAGGAGTTGGACGAATCTCGCCAGGAATTGCAACAAATCCGCAAGGAAATGGAGCAGTTTAAGGAGTCTCAACAGACAGCAGTCCGTACCTCTTTAGAGGAACAGGGCCAGTACCAGCAACTTTGGGAAGACCTAAAGAAGACAGTCCAGCAAAAAGATCTACGGATCTCAGAGCTAGAAAACGGAATTGAGTCCGTGACTCAAGAAAGAAAACAGGACCGTCTGAAGGCAGCTGCACTCAGCCAAATCAATACAGCTGGTGCGCTTAATTCCCAACAGATGTACACGTTGCTGCAATCTGCCTTGCAAACAGATAGTGAGGGCAACCCAGTGGTGTTTAACGGGGGCGTCGAACAATCACTAGGGGAATACCTTACAAATCTGAAGCAATCGACAGAATGGCAGCATCATTTTGGTGCATCTACTTCTGCTGGTATGGGTGCTTCACCAGCCCCGTCCATCGCTCCAGGCAAAGAGAATCCTTACCGTTCGGGAAACCTAACGGAGGCATTGAGACTTGAGGTAGAGAACCCAGAACTAGCCCAAGCCTTCAAGGCTGAGGCAAGTCGCGGGTAATCCACGGTAAACCCTTGCACCCCAGATCATGGCTGCCCCTTTCCAGAATTATGGCGGAGGAACCTTCCTCTCCGACATCATCACTCGTCCAGAATTTCTCGGCTATGTAGCCGAGGCAATCTACGAGCAATCCGCAATGCTCCGCTCCGGCGGCGTGGTGCGTAACGCATCTTTGGACGCTCGCGCAGGCGGCGTCAAGGTAGAAGTCCCCACATGGAAGCCCATCACCCCAACGGAGGAGCTAATCGGCTCCAACAACACCTGGGGAACCAGCGGCGCAGGCTACCTGACACCGCAAAAAATCCAAGCAGGCAAGCAAACCTGCCCAATCCTGCATCGTGGATTTAGTTACGCCGTAGACGACCTCAGCCGTCTCGGCTCAGGTAGCGATCCAATGGGTCAAATCCGCGATTATTTGGCGTCAGCAATCAACAAACTGAAGATGGCAACCCTGCTGTCTCAGTTCAATGGCTTGTTTGCTACTGCCTACACCGGACTTGAAACCGACGTTTCCGCCGACTCTGCCCCTGGTGCGCTGACAGCTGACAACTATCTTTCAGCTGCATCGGCAATCCAAGCCAAGTCAAAGCTCGGAGAACGTGCTGACCGCTTGAGCATCATTGTGATGCACAGCAGCTCCTACTTCTACCTCCAGCAGGTAGGGATGTTGACTTTCTCCTCTGGTTCATTGGCCAGCGGTAACGACATCCAGTGGGGTGGTGGTGGCATCGGCGTCCGCAGCGACGACGTGAGCTACTTCGCAGGTATGCGCGTAATCGTGGATGACAACATCCAAGGCGTCGACGGTCTGACCGCCACTCAAGGCAACGCGCTGAAGTACCCGGTCTACCTGATGGCCGAGGGTGCTGTAGCGGAAGGTGTTCAGCAGGAGCTTCGCATTGAAGCAGACCGGAACATCTTGTCCAAGCAGGACGTGATTTCTGTGGATTACCACTACGGCTATCACGCATTCGGCTCAAACTACGGTGGCGCTGACAACCCCACCAACGCGACTCTGGCCACTGCCGGTTCATGGACGAACATCTACACAGATGTCCGCAACTTTGACGTGGTGCGTCTGTTTGTCAACAGCCCCTTCGGCGGCACAACTCCATAGTTCTGCTATCCAATCAGAACAGTTAGGAGCCTCTACGGGGGCTCTTTTTTATTGGTATGTAGTAACTAGAATGGAGCAACCACCCGAAGCCTCGGCAATGGTGAACATAGTTAGGTTGTATCTGGACTTTCCGCAAAACTTTCCAGCGCACATGCGTCCAGATTGGCATCCTGCTGTTGTTGACTGCATCCCAAAAGAAGCTGTGAAAATCAAAAGAGATTACCAGCGCCGAGGTTTTGAAGTCATCGCCCTAGATCTGTAATGGCCGACCCGACCCCAACACTAGATGCAACAGTCGGCGGCACCGACTCAAACAGCTACGTGACGTTGGCAGAAGCCGACGCTTACTTCAGCGCGAGTGCAAACAACGGGGAGTGGGACGGTAATTCAGACCCATACAAACAGGTCGCTTTAATCCAAGCAACCCAATGGTTAGACCCCATCACCTGGAGCGGCAAATGCTGTAGCGATACGCAACGACTCAACTGGCCGCGAAAAGAGGTCACATGTTTCTGCCGTGAAGCCGTCTGCACAACCATCCCCCTGCAGGTAAAGCAGGCCACATTTGAGCTAGCCTTAAAACTTGCAGCCAACCCGAACGTCATAACCGGAGGAACAGAATCCCCGGATTCACAACAGGGTTCAGTAAGGCGCAACAAGTTAGGCGACCTAGAGCAAGAGTTTTTTGAATACAAGGAAGGTGAATCCAGCAAAGTAAGCCTTAGTGGCCCAGCCGTCTTACAAAGATTCCCCTTCTTAGTAGACATGCTGGGCTGCTGGTACGCTGGCAGCAGGCGTGAAATCCGTCTCTACAGAAACTAATGTCTAAAGTTGATGATGTATTTGGCCCTTTAGCCGCACCGCTCATCAAAGAGTGGGGCCAGCCCGCTGTATTTGTGCAGCAGCAAAGCTCTGCCTACGACCCATCTACGGGGGTAGTAACCGCTGTCAAAAAACGCACCAACGTAAAAGTAGTTATCACCCGCATAGACATCAATGAAATAGGCGGTTTATACCAAGAAAGCGACGTAAAAATACTTATAGACCCCGAACAAATCAAATTTGCTTACATAACAGTTGGCGATTATTTCGAGGTATCGACAGCCGGTTCCACACAGGTAATGAAGGTAATCGAACCTCGAACGTATCGAGGCGACAAGCCTGTATTTTTCAGTGTCATTGCGAGGCCGCAATAATGGCATCCCGCAAGTTCAAACTTCCTGGTCTAAGCGAATACTTAGAAGAAGTAAAGCAAGTAACTGCGCGGGAAGCGGCGACCCGCATTGTCGGAGAGCTGGTCTTTCTAGGCCCGTGGTACTCAGGCGAGTTCGCTAAAAACTGGGTGGTACGCACAGGCGATAAACGGATCCCTGCCACGGTCCAACAGAAACCTGGGCTTTCAAGAACTTCTCGCCAGGTAGTTCCTGCCCCTGTCGTTCCATCATTAAAAGGTACTGGCAGAAAGAGAGCGGTTGGTTATACCATTGGCAACAGAACTGTTTATAGAAACATCGCACTCGATCTAGTTCCTGGGAGAGTAGAAGGTGCAAGAGAGATCAGTGCGCCTGCGGATTGGTATCGCACGTATATTGAGGCGGGATCTCTTAAGGACACACTTGGAGCAGCGGTAGCTGGCGCGGCTCAGAACCCAAAAATAAAAGGATTTGGCAGTTACCGAAGCTCTAATCCCCAAGGTGCCCGTCTTGTAAACCAATGACTCTTCAAGCCATCCGCCGTTATTTCGAGACTCCTGTTGTCGACACTTGTACGGCGTTGAACATCCCGTACCGCCCAGCTAACACGTTGGAGCCTTCCGGCGATGCTGACGATGAATTTATTACTGCGCGATTGAATTACGGAACTATGACTGAGCCGACAACTTGCGGAGCAATCGAATCGATCCGTGCGGTTCTAATTGTCGAGTATTACGGCCCAAAAGGCGTCGGCCCTGGCAGAGCACAAACGGTAATGACAGAGATCAGCCAAGCATTAAACGCCTTGACATACCGACCGAAAGCGCGTGTAGACGGCGTACTTGGGACGGTACTGCGTCTAAGCGGCCCAGATTTCACAGCTCTCGATGACAGACCTTACTTTTTTGCCAGTTTGAGTGCCCCACTTTTGGCGAACTACAAGTCTCCTTAGACTGTATGTAACTGGCCGTGCCAGGTAATCAGGAGCCCCCGCCTGTTAAAACGCCCCCAAACTCTGTGTATTTTTTCTAGGAGGCACCAATGCCGATTTCTTGCAATAGCTCCGCCTTAACAGGTCAGGAGGGCTCGATCTATTTCCAGCCAGCCGGAACAATGTTCTGTCTGCTGGATTACACCGACTTCCCCGCAGGTACTTCGATCACAGTACCTACAACTAACGATTACGTGGTTGGTGACCCGGTAACTTTTGCTGAAGAAGGTACTGCGTCCATCGACACCGCATTGACGGCTGGAACCACGTACTACGTCGTGGCTCGCACCAGCTCCACAATCCAGGTATCTGCATCCTCCGGCGGTTCTGCTATCACGCTTAACGGCGACGGTGGCACAGGAAGTGCAGACACCCCTGGAACTGCTAACCACATCTCGATTGACTACGCAGAATACGCTGCTGTCTGTCAAGTACGTGAGTTCTCGATTGACATCACCCGTGAAGAGTTGGATGTCACAACGCTTCCATGCGGTGTAACTTCAACCGAATCGAGTAAGTTTGCACCTTTCCGAACCACCCAATCTGGCTATGCCAGCGGCAGTGGATCGATGAGCGTCTATTTCACAGACGATCAGACCAGCCTGGCCAACCGGCTACTCGGCAACGTGCTTCTCAGAAGCCAGCAAGGTGCAAGTGTCAAGCTGTACGTCAACACTGTCTCCAACAATGCGGGCACAGCAGTCGACGATGCAGAGTCTCTCTACATCGAGAGTGACATCACAATGACCAGTATCAACCTGAGCGTCAACCCTGACGATCCCACAACAGCTGAGATCAACTTCAATGTCATCAACCCCAAGAACGTACTCGGCAAAGCTCTTGTCTAGTATGTGATCGGGACATAGACGCACTAACCCCCGTTGACGGCGGGGGTTTTTTTT